CAACAGCCGCCCATGCAGCAACAGCCGCCCATGCAGCAACAGCCGCCCATGCAGCAACAGCCGCCCATGCAGCAACAGCCGCCCATGAACGGGCAGATGCCACCCCCTGCACAAGACTTTGTTCAGAATGCAGGGCAACAACCGGCACCAGGTCAAATGCAACCAGGCATGAACCCCCCAAACCAATAAGGGGGTGTGATCTTTGCGGCGCTGTTCATGGTGAACAATGTCGCAAAGGTTACGGTACTTTATACGATGATGATCTTAACGATTGCATCCCCTTTGACTACGCCCTCAAAATGTGATTGTATATCCCTGACTTCATAACGAAAGATTTGAATGATGGATTTTGGGGGCGGAAACAACCCGAACTATAAACACGGTTTAACAGATGGAAAATCATTTCGTCACCCTGTTTACACAGCATGGCAAAACATGAAACAAAGATGTTTCAACACTAATCATTCAAAATTTCATCGCTATGGCGGTAGAGGAATTACAATCTGTAAAGATTGGTTAATTTCAAAATCTTTCATTGAATGGGCGTTTGAAAATGGTTGGCAAAAAGGTTTGACTTTAGACAGGATCAATAACGATGGAAATTATGAACCGTCCAATTGTCAATGGATATTGCAAAGTTTAAATTCAAGAAAAAAATGCACAACAAAACTGACAATTGATCAAGCTAAACAAATCAGGAAACTTTGCGATGAAGGTTGTAATAAAGTTGACATTTCAAAACTCTACAATGTTTCACATGGTACAATTTGGTTCATTGTGAATAATTTAACGTGGGATGAACTTTAAATGAATTTTGATCAAGCTGTTGTTTACGATATTGAAACATTTCCAAATGTTTTTACTTTGCATGTTGAAATGTTGCATCAGGACGTTCAAAGCACTTGGGAAATCAGCGAATTCAAAGATGATCGTCAATCGCTGTTGACTTGGTTTAATTGGCTTGCACAAACGCAAACGCCAATGATCGGGTTTAACAGCGAACATTTTGATTATCCTGTAATTCATGCAATCATGCGAAATCCCAACATAACAGTTGCAGAAATTTATCAAGTTGCAATGCAAATTATTAACGGCAAAGATCGCTTTGCACACATGATTTGGCAACGTGACCGGTTTGCACCGCAAATTGATCTTTTCAAAATTCATCATTTTGACAATCGCGCAAAAACAACAAGTCTTAAAGCACTTGAAATCAACATGCGTTCACACACTGTTGCCGACCCTATCGGCACTGAAATTCCACTTGGTCAACCTTTATCGCGTCAACAAATTGATCAGATTTTAATTCCTTATAACATTCACGATGTAAAAGAAACTAAGCGTTTCGCGCATTATTCTTTGCCAGCAATTGAATTTCGCGCCGGTTTGCTTGGTAAAGTTCCAGGTGATGTTATGAATTTCAACGATACTAAAATTGGTGCTAAAATTCTTGAACAACGTCTTGGCGATGATGTTTGTTATACCCGTGACGGTTACAGAAAATCGCCACGTCAAACCGTAAGAAGTGAAATTTCATTGAACGAAATTATCTTTCCTTATGTGTTTTTCAATAATCCTGAATTCAAACGTGTTCTTGATTGGTTGAAACAGCAAACATTGCGTTCTGAAGAAATTCAAAATCTTGATACCGGCGCAACCGAACAATCACAAATTAAAACCAAAGGTGTTTTCAGTGGATTGAAAGCAAATGTTGGCGGCATTGACTTTGTATTTGGAACCGGTGGAATTCACGCATCTGTTGAAAAGCAATTCATTCAAGCAACTGATGAATGGTTAATTCGTGACATTGATGTTGCAAGTCTTTACCCGTCCATTGCGGTTGTTAACAAATTGCGCCCTGAACATTTAGGTGAAGCATTTTCTGTTGAGTATGAAGGTTTGTTAACCGAAAGAAGAACACACAAAAAAGGTACTGTTGAAAACGCTAGTTTGAAACTTGCTGCAAACGGAACATATGGTAACAGCAACAGTAAATTTAGTGTTTTTTACGATCCTAAGTTTACAATGACAATTACAATCAACGGTCAATTAATGCTTTGCATGTTGGCTGAAATGTTGCTTGAAGTTCCAACTGTTCAATTCATTCAGGTGAATACGGACGGGATCACATACCGCATTCATAAAGACTATGTTGCGCAAGCTGAACAAGTTGAAAAAACATGGGATGATTACACCATGCTGACACTTGAAAGCGGTTATTATTCGCGCATGTGGATCAGGGACGTGAACAATTATATTGCTGAAGATAAGCAAGAACCAGGTGATAACAAACCGCCAAAACTGAAACAAAAAGGCGCGTATTGGCATCCCGACCCAATCAAATATGCGGAAAGCATTAGCACCGCCGGTCCCCCTGCTTGGCACAAGGATTTTAACCCCGTGGTGGTCACAAAAGCGGCTGTTGCAGCTATGACCCTTGGTATTGATCCTGAAGCCTTCATACGCGCTCAACACGATCCTTTTGATTTCATGTTGCGGGCGAAGGTTGACCGGTCATCGCGGCTGATGCTTGGCGCTAGACAAGTTCAAAGCACAACCCGTTATTATATCGCCCGTGACGGTGCTGAAATGAAGAAAGTAAGCCCGCCCGCAAAAGGTGCAGAAATTGGTGCGTTCAGACGTGCGAACAAATTAACAGATACGTTTTTCAATTCCGTAATGGCTGAAATTGGCCCTGGTGTTTGGGATGGACGAATTCACACAAAGAACAAATCAAAATATGCAATGCGCGAAACATCAATCAATTCGGGTTGGAAAATCGCTGAATGCAATGTTGCCGCGTTCTTTGATTTCGACAATGTAAATTATGAATGGTATGTTGCTGAAGCCCGTAAATTAATCATCGGTTGATTACGTCAAACGGGCCGAAATTGGACGTGAATTGATTGCTACCGCAAAGATGATCAATTTGCATCATCACTTGTGTTGGTTGACCTTCAGTTTTCCATTCCCACCATCCGAAATAAGAACGCATTCTTGGCGGTTTTGACGATCCTGGTGATTGGTCATCAACAAATTCAAAAGGAATATCCTCATACCAAACACCGTTGATTTTTATCAACCCGCGTTCAGAACCTAAAATTGGTGAACAATCACGTAATTTGAAACCGATGAATTCACCGATTACAGACGAACCGGTGTGAACAACATCACCAACCGGTTTCATAAAAATCACCACGGGAACGGAAAACGTCCAAATACCTACTATGGTTGTGGATATAAACAGCGATGCAACCAATGCGGGAACCGCAACTTTTCTAAATGCTTTCATTTGAACAGTGTAGCAATTTTTTCAAAGTTTGCAAGCAGGGCTAGGATACTCGCAACAAAACCCGTTACCAGAACCCAAAAAGCCCCTAGATGTTTTCTGATAATTCCTTTGGATTTTGCCAACGCACCCATTTGAATTAACTCAACATCAACGGACAAGAGTTTTTCCAAACGATCTATCTTTGCAGATATTTCATCAGGTGTTCCGAATTTTCTAACAAATGCTAGAACTTGTTTTTGTTCATACTCTGTTAGATCACTCATTTGTTTCTTCTTCTTCATTGAAAATTCGCCACACCATACCAATCATCAAATGACCTAACATGATTGTTAGAACAGGTATTACCGTCAACATATTTAAATTAACTTCTGAATTTCCAACTTCAATTTCACTAACAGAGAGTAGAAACAAACCAGCACCATAAAGACAAACAAACACGGTATCTTCAAAAGTATCAAAACCTTTGAAACCCTGTGTTTTCAATTCAAACGCAATATAACCAACAAGTATTATCGAAAACACGTAAATTTTAAAAGGATATTCACCAAAAACACTAAAGTAAATTATGCAAATTATGAATGAAAGAATTGCACCAACACCCGCATGGCCTAATTGATTACCAGCGTAACCAAGCGGTTCATCTAAAAATGCATCAGGTGTTAACAATTTCATTTATTTTCGCACCTGGTTAATTGTGAACGCTGCACCGGTTGTTAGGAAATAGAAACCGACAATGATCATTCCAAGGTTCTGTTCAAATTGACCTAAAGGATCGGTTACACCCAATCCAAGAACTTTATCCCAAACAATCACTTTCGCATTGTAAACAATAAAAGGTGTTGCCCATGCCGCTTGAACGGCTTTGGAAATCCAAGAACCTTGACCTTTGATCATAGCGTTTTGACGCGCTTCAAGCTGGTTAATGGTTACATCAGCGGTAAGTTTTTGTTCATCGGTTTGCGCATTCAGTTTGTCAGCATGTGCTTGACGCAATTCGGACGCGATGCCAGAAAACCCGCCGCCTGTAAGCCATTTGAACAACGTTGCAAACATCAGATCACAACGCCCCGCGCAAACCAATACCAGCAAGCCCCATATTGATCAGAACGGGCGCTGTAAGCCCTGTGGCGTTGCGCAACGTGTCAACCGCACCTGAAAGCCCGTGAAGCGGTTCAGCGGCCATAAATACACCGGTAAAAAGCGGCGCAACCGATGCCCACCAAGTCAAGGATTTGGGTTTGAAATATTTATCAATCATTTGAATAACCCCTGCAAGATTGCGGTGATCAATGCGACCCAACCGCCTTTTTTATCAAATACAGGTGGTTCAGGTGATTTGTCAACTTTAAGTTGTGCAATCTGTTTTTCAATTTTCGCAAGTGTCTTATCACCGGCCCAACCGTCAACAATTAGTGAATTCTTATCTTGAAAGGTTTTCACATGAAGTTCAGTTTCAGGGCCAAAACGACCATCAACACCGCTTTCAAAAACGTAACCCAATGATTGCAAATTTGTTTGAAGATTGCGAACCGCTTCAGATTTAGAACCGATTTTCAAAACAGATGAAACAGTATTTACAACCGATTGAACCCGTCCTGAATGTTTCGCATATGCACGGGCCATTTTGATATGATAACCGTGTTTTGCATAACCACCACCATTATATTTTTTTGCAGCTTTACGCCATGTATCAGGATTTGTGAAATCACCTTTGGAAAGCATTGAAGCCATTCCCCATGATTTCATCAATGTTACCAATTGAACAAGTTGTTCATATTCACCTTGTTGCGCTGTTTCAAACATTTGTTGCGCTGTTGAATGACCAGCCGCCTTATGATTGAAACCCATGATTTGACCCAAACCATAGGACGCTGAAAGATATGCTGCAACAGCGTTCAAATTGATCATCGTTTTGAAGCGTTCATACTTATTGAAATTGTAAGCACCTGGTTTCCATTTCGCATGAGCAATACCCATTGAAACCGCGCTAGATCGTAACGCACCTTTTAGATTGCGATAGAAAATATGCGCTTCGGGTAGAATTTTAACACGATTTTGATTGTCAAAACCACGCCCCGCCGCTTCAACTTCCAAGAAAGCAAGTAAAACGGCGGTTTCAATTCCAATTTGTCTTGCGGCTCTACCAACGTCACCAGATGAAAGCCGTTTACCTGTTCCTTGAAAGTTCATAAAATTGCCCCTTATTTGGCTTCTTCGGAAACTTGACGATACAATCCGTCGTAATAATATAATTCAATGCTGTGACGGACGATATTCAAGGTAACGTCTTGTGCGTTTGATGTTTGAATATTCCCAACATTGTGTTTTACCACAACATCACGTTCACTGTCTTTCATTCTCAAAATCAACCGATGTGGTGTGTCAATCAACGGTGTGATTGTGTTCAAATCACTAGTTGACACACCATTATCCGTATCTACAACAACAATTTCAGCGAAACCAACCACAATAACACCTGCACTAATTTCAACTTCTTGAACGGAAAGAAAATTTGGGGGATGAACATAACCTTCTGGATAATACTGTCCGTCATCAGCGGCACTTCTAACCATCTTGGTTATCGTATCGTTTTTATGACCAAAACCCAGATACATAGGACCAGCCACAAAGTCAGTATCAGGTATTATTATACCCGTTCCTACACTCGCAGAACCAACTTGTAGAAAAAATTCATCAGCAGGGCCGTTGTTAATTGTCAGATTGACAACGGTATCAGTGCCAGAAACATAGTAAGTTGTTCCTGGTTGTGGTTCAATTGTAACATTTCCGGAAGTTAACAATTCACGGTCTAAACGTGCGTGACGTGGTTCTGTAACATGTGCAAGTGAAACAGCCAAAGCAGCTTCAAAAGGAAAATCTGCCAAATTAAACAATGATCCGTGGCGAACAGGATGTTTAAATTTAACGGTTTTCCAATTCCCGTAATTCCCCCCTGGGTCATTAGGCGTGTCTGTCTGAAAATATACAGGCCAACCAATCAATTTATCAGGAGGTATTTCAGTTGCCCCTGGCCCTGATCGGTTATAGTCACAATATAGACGCCATTCAGTTTGTACAACATCGCTACCTAAAGATTGATAGTAATAAGGTACAAAACAAGGTGCCTCTAAACTGTATTCAGAACTACCTATCGTTTGATTGTAAATCCAAACACCACCTGTAAGACCTTCAGAAACAGCTTTGGAATAGATACGAATATTTTTCAAATCATCATCTTTGACAGCACACCAAAAATCATTACCTTCCACAATAATTGAAGCGTCAATTAAGGACAAACTATTGTCTGCACCAAAATCCATCAATACAGGAACGCTAAAAATCAAATTTTCAGGATCAGTACATTCTGAAATAAACATTTTCATATCTTGCGCGCCGGTGTTACCGTACTCGTTTGTGTAATCAGGGCCGTAACGCATAGCAATTGCAATGAAAAGAGTTTCATTCAATATCATTGGTTCTGGTGCCCAAATTGAAGATGCGGGCGAAACAGCAATACCATCTGGAAAAGGTAATGTTGCCGAACGATAAGGTCCACCACCTAAAGACACTTGATCTTTGCGATCAGGAAAAATGTTTTTACCTTTGTATACAACAAAATCTGCGACACCATCAGAACCACCTGTGCAAAAATACCAAAACTCACCATTGAAGAAAGTGGGCGCAGGGTCACGATTTGCAAATTCATCGTTTGATCCTAAATCAAACGTGGTTGTATTGAATGTTGTGAAATTTTCACCATCCATAGAGACAACAAGATTAATTTTCAAATCGTCTTGACGTGTGAAAAATGCCCCAAAATAATAGTTTCTTGAAGTTGGCCCATTCTTCACATTCAAACTGTCAATACCTTCTGGAAAACTAACCAAACCATCAGGTGACACATTGATTGCGGTTTTAAACGTACCGTTGTCAAGCATTCTCTGAATACCGAAATTCCCCCAATTTCTTGCACTACCATCATCTGTTCTTGGATTTGTTCCAAGATTAAAATTGTTTTGAGTTGATCCATCATCGTCAACAAAGTTCAATGTTGGGGCATTTCCTGTAATAGTAATTACATCATCGAAATTACTATCAAAAACAGCAGCAGCCGCTTCTGCACGATTTGCCGCATTTTCCGATGCCGTTTGAATTGCTGAACTTGAAATATCACTGAGTAATCTAAAATTACCACCAGAAATAAAACCTGCAACATTCATGGATTGTTGCAAACCATTTGCAACAATTTGATTTCCTGAACTGGTCAAAATAGGTAGATTTAAACCATTGTTGAAAGAAACTGTTACATCGTCTGTGTTGTTTTGCAAAACAGATAGTATTATCATACATCTACCATCTTCAACAGGAATTGGCAAATCTGTTTCCGCAACAATTGCGTTTGCAGTTCCACCAACATTAGAACAAGAAATAACATAAACAGGAATGTCTGAGCGTCTAGTCCAAGACGGTGAAGATGCAGTACCTGTATTTTCATAAATTCCGTTATTGTTTTGAATTGTGTCATTCAAAACCCAAGCCATTATTGAAGCTTCAGAAACACTATTTAAATTTTGCAAATCGGACAGTGTGTCTTTGACTAACGCACCAGATTGCGCACCTTCAAGTTGTTTCTGCATTTCGGAAAAAGCTTGAACAGTCAGTGTGCGTGAAGGTTTTTTACTGGCATCATATGGATTACCAAGAACACCAGCTTTGAAGGTATCGTATGCAGACATTTTATGCAGCCTCTATTTCTATTGTGAATTCAGGAAAGCTTTTGAAGTTTCCTATATCATCCTGGACGCGAATGGAAATGTTACCATAAGTTCCAACTGTGGTTGGTGTTCCTGTTATCGCACCAGTTGCGGAATTGATTGAAAGCCCGTCCGGCAAGCGTGAATATGTATCAAGGAATATATAGGGTGATTGACCGCCTGTCACGCCTATAGTGAACCCGCTATAGGCAACATTAACAGTTGATGGTGAAACCGGTGTTCCTGTCAAAGTTAGAGCAGATGTGTTTACAATCGGAATTGGTGTTATCCAATCTGAAACATAGCCACCAGTTGAAACACCACGCCACCTTGTGAAGTAATCACTGTTTTGCAGAACGCCACCACTGTAAGCATAATTATCATTGGATTGAACAGTCATATTCAACCATTTTGTGTCATCAGGAACCGCGCCACCTGATGGTTTGATTTGGTATTGAAATTCATAAGACCAATCTTGCCTGGTTGAAACATCATAGCTAACTTCAATTCTATTGTTTTGAAATTCAACTAACACGCCATTTGGTAATGTTGGAATTTGTAAGCTTTGACTATCGGCATTTACTGGTTTTGATTTTTCTTCACCCGCTAGAAAATTCCAACGATCTTGATCAATAGGGACGCAACCGAAACCGATGAACGCGCCGCTTTCATCAACTTCAGTTGGTGTTACAATTTCATAATCGCCTGAAAAATCATTATCATATTGTAAGCCAATTACACGTTCTTGACGCGCTCTTAGACCGCGCAAACCCGTTGTTGGTAAAAGTTTGTGTTCCGGTTGCGATCTATGCGAAATTGATTTGGCAAGCTGCATTGCTTGGCGATGATTTTGAATTGATAAAATGTCAACAACAAGATACTTTGGTGTTTCACCAGCAACATAATAAAAAGGATTAACGTAAGGTGCGCAAGGTTGTGTTGTGTAATTAGCATCAGGATCAATATAACGCACAATTACACCTTGCGTTAAACTTTCACCGTTTTGCGCTTCAACACTTTCCATTGCAACAATATCACGATTGCGATAAAGACTTAATTCAGGTGCATAATAATAACCAACACGCGGCCAGCATTTACCATCGTCATCAAAAACAAGTTGTGCATCACAAGACATAAGAATTTGCTGTTCACCAACCGTTCTTTCAGCACTTTCAGGAATTGAAATATCGCACTGATATTGCGACGCATTACCACCATCAATATCATTTTTTACAATGTCACAAATCAATGCTTGTTCTGCAACCTTTTCCCAATTGATACTATCAACAGATTTGTTGCGTCCATATCTATGTGTTCTGTACCATGCCCAAATCAATGCGGGATTTCTTGTGAATTGATAAGTGCTAACATCACTTTTTGTTTGGGAAACATCGTTTGGATTATATGCAGTTGCCCAATTACCAACGATTGAAAATGACGGTTCACCGATGCCAACCGGCCCACGCCAACGCAAAACTTTGTAACGATTTTCAGGTTTAATAGGATTAATTTTTATGACACTGTAAGTTGTTCCGACAAGCTTATGATCATCCGTCCAAACACCAGGAAATGCGGTTTGGAGTTCTGTTATAACCGGTGGTGTAGGATTGTCAGCGTCATGTGTTGTAGTGAAAATCTGATAATATTTAACTTTTGTTCCGCTACCTGAATAAGCTTCACCACCATCGGTTAAGCAAAATTCATTTGTTTCAACATACCCGTTTACATCAAGAACAATTTCGGTATCGTCAAAATACAATTTATCTGTTGAATTTAAAAAAGTATCGCTATGAACAAGCAAATACCAAAAGTTACCAGCACTATCAAATTCAGCAAACAAAACACCGCCACCTTGACGATTGCGACCTGAAGCAATCCAACGTTCAGGTTCAGAAATTCGGACGTTGACTTTTGCCGCTTCAATTGATGGTGCATCTGGTTTTTTGATGAACAACGCTGTTACAAGTTGTAATCCAATACCCAAAAGCAACGACCCAAAAGGGGAAGCAAGAAAAGATGCAATCCCTGCCCATCCACCGATTGCGGTAAACGCCGCCGCGACACCTGTTGCAACTGTTGTTGCAATGCTTACAATAATTGCACCTACTGCGGGCATGTCTCAACCTTCCAAGCTTTGAAAATTTTCAAGAATTTTAAATTCACTTCTATGACACCGCGCTTGGTTCTAAAAGCGATTTTTTCACCTAGAAAAATTCCTGCAACTTTACGTTCCATTTCAACAAGAACTATATCGCCGCGCTTTGGTGAATTTGTTTCATTCAAACCTGTTTCAGCAATTATAAATTCTTCACCACCGTATTGAATTATATGACCATAAGCACCTTTTTCGTCTTGAAAAGTACCACGAAATTTTTGACCAAAATCAGGATAACCACAATCAATTAAATAATCAGCTAGTGACAAAAGGCAATCATTTTCATTGTCATAACCAAAAGATGTTTGACGCCATTTTTTAAGGGTTTGTGATACAACATCGTTCATGGGATGATATACGTTCTGTTTGCCAAACTTGCGACATATTGACAACCTAAATCAACATCAACACCTAACTGTTTAGCGCGTTCTTGTTGAATAGCATTTGCATATGTGCCGTTAGGAATTTCAGAACGTCCAAAATTACCATCTTTTGCAATTATCGAACAATCATATATTTTCTTAACGGAACCATTGTCAATTTGCATTCTTTCAGAGAATTTCGGGTTCATCATCACAAATTCTTTGAAATAAACCGTTGGCGTTTGTGGTCGCAATCCTTCACCAATTTGAAAAATTGCTAAATAACATGTTATTTTGCGACCATAAACACGCCATTTATCACGCCTAATCGCTTCATAGTGTTCTTGTGCTGCAACACCAGGTGTATCAATTAATTTCAAACCAAATGTTGAACGGGCACTTGATCCATCACGCCCGTCTTTTATTGCTGGTGTTTTGTGATGGTCATTATCATTACCGTCAATTGTACCTAACCATTCGTTACCATCGGACGTGAAAAGCTTTCCTTTGCCTTGCCAAACACGTAATGGATAACCGTCAAAATCGTAAAACCAACATCTTCTAACAACAGCGCGAATATCTGTTACATCATCTTGTTCGCCAACATATTGATCTAATAGATTGTAAAATTCAGACATTAAATCACAACCTCTTGAAAAACAATTCTATTCAACTGAATTGCGCCGATATTACCAGCTTCATAAGCGTTTCTTATTTCAGCACCGTTTGAAATAGCACCTAAGAAAAAAGGCTTCAAAAAAACCATTTCACCAGTTGAAATATTTTTGCGCAATGGTGGTTTCAATGTGAGATTTGCAACAGTTCCATCATATTCAACATCATCAACAAAGTAAGAATGATTTGCCATGCCTAACACATGACCATGACGAATAATTTCACCGAAAGAACCTGTTTCAACATTTAGTTTAATTTCACCTTCCAATGAACTCGATGATGTATCTAAATATGCACCGTCATTATCCCAAGGTTGATCGTTATCCCAAGGTTGATCGTTATCCCAAGGTTGATGTGAATTTGATAAACGGTAATTATCTTCACCTTCAAAAGAAACTAATTGCGGGGTTTTAATCAAAGGAACGCGAAAAATATCACCGTTAATTTTCGACATAATCCATGATGAAAAAGGTGATGACCATTCGTTAACTTGCAAAGAAGGTGTTAATTCTAAAACAGAACGTCCACCAGGTTCAGGTGACATAATTCTTGCACCGCCCGATGTTAAACCGCCGTCAAAATATGCACCTGGAACATGGAACAATTGGCTTTGAATTGCCATTTTTGGAAAGTTCCAAATTTTGTAATCAATTGCCATTTTTACATTGTCCCATTTTGATCATATTCGTTCAACCAACCAACAACAGATTGCCGAACATCTTCTTTAGTCTTTTCACCAGCGGCGCGAATATTTGCAACAACTTTTTCTTCAGAAACAGCACCTTCAATTTTGTAAACGTTTGTTACTTCAACATTGTTGCTTGCCGGTTGACCACTCCCCTTGCCCCCGTACATTTGGACGCCAAGGGAACCATCCGCGCCCCGTTGAAGCGGCATAACGGCTTCAGGGCCAGCTTCACCCATAATACCTAGATCGGCACCACCCTTGCCGAATAAGAACGGTGTTGCGCCGCTTACAACGCTGTTGCTGAACGCCCCACCATTGGCGAACGCATCAACACCGGATTGCCCAAAGGCGTTGCCCTTGGCGCTGAAAAGGCTTGTGATACCCTTCAGGATCGTTCCAAAGAACCCGCCGCCTGAACCACCGCCGCCAAGGTTTCCTAAACTATCAAGAATTGGTTTCACAACCAAAGCTTGCCAAGCGATTTTTAACAAATTCTTGATGATTGATTTCGCTAAATCACCAAAACTTGCTTCACCGTCAACAGCTAGATCAATGAATTCATCACCTAAATTACCAAGTGTTTTTTCACCAAGATCACGCATTTTTTGTGCAACACTATCTGTTTGACCGTTTACAATTTTCGCCCATTGTTCAGCACTTCCACCAGTTGCAAGAAATGCATCTTGAATGCGTGAAAGGCTTTCTGTGAATTGATCGTTGTTGATTGAACCGTTTGACAATGCGTCATCAAGTGCAGAATATGCACTTTGTGTTTGATTAATTGGTTCTGAAAGCTTTGAATATTGTTCTTGCAAACGCTGCAATTGCGTTGTTTCATCAGCAATTGCGCTTGCACTACCACCGCCACCGCCTGAACCACTTGTTGCAATGCTAGTTGAAACGTTTTCAAAAGATGCACGAATTCTATCAAGTTCGGCTTGACGATTTGCAGCATTTTGCGCATCTTTGTTGAATAAAGGTGATCTAGGGTCAAAAACTTCATCGCCTACATTTGATGAACCGGCTGTTGCTGCAATTGATCTAGCAAGATTTAAACTTACCCCTAATTTTTCTGCCAAAGCATTTGCACCTGAGATTGAACTACTAAAATTTATTCCACCAACTACTGAAGATAGTCTTTCGCTTAATGAAATCCCTTCAACAACAGAACCATTCATCACAACTTGACCGTTTTTTGCCGATGCAATTGCGTTTTGCAATTCGGAAATCATTTTTCCAGCTTCAGCATATTCAGGTGACAAAACATCGACCGCCGCCAATAAATCTTGCTGTTTGTTCAAAGCTTGAACAAGTGAAGTTTCAAGCCCTTCATACGCTTCACGCATTCTTAACGGCATTTGTTCTATATCGTCTCCAGGTGGACGTATGCCGCTTAAAGCTTCACCATAGTTTCTAATTTGTTCTACAACAGATTGATATGCTTCAGATTGAAGAATTATTTGACGTTGTTCATCAACACTAGCGGCAATTTTTTCACGAATTGCCATAGCCTCTTGAAGTTTAGCGTTAGCCGCTTCAAGCGACATTACTGTTCCAGGTGCCATTGCGATTTGCAATTGACCCATTTGTGTAATTTCATCTTTTAAAGCCAGTGTTACATTATCAATTGCCAATTGTTGATTGTGTTGGTTTTGATTGAAAATTACAAATGCAGCACCTAGCGCACCAATTGCCGCCCAAATTAAACCAATAGGTCCACCAAGTGCTACAACCGCAATTCTTGCAAGATTAATTGCACCAGTAAAAACACCTGTTGCGATTGCTGCGCTATTCATTCCTAAAACAATTGCTGATAATCCGGCGGCCATTGCTGGAATTTGACTAAACGCCAAAGAAATTAAAACTATTTTTAATATGTCCGCATTATCAGAAAGATGTTCAATACCTCTTGAAACAGCTTCAGCCGCCGGAACAATTACCGACAACAAGGCATATCCAAAATCAATTGCAAGGTTGTTCAATTTTGCAAGAATAATTCCCCAACGATTATCAAGACTTTGCTGAACAGTTGTTAAAGCTTGATCAGTTGCACCGGCTTTATCTGCCATGTCACCAAGAATTTGATTAAAACTTTCACCACCAGCACCGGCAAAAGCAAGCGCCGCATTCAAGGCTTCAACAGAACCAAACATAACTGATAATTTATCGGCTGAACCACCAGTTTTATCAACAACGTCCTGTAAGAAACCGGCAAGCCCTTTTGCCCGCAATGCGGTTGTTGAAAAATCTAATCCAAGTTCGGTTGCGAGTTTGGACGCTTCAGCGGTTGGTTTCGCAACACCGGAAAGGATCGCCCGCAAACTTGTGATCGCTGTTGACGTGCTAAGACCCTGAAGGGTTAATGCGGCTGTACCGGCAACCAATTCATCAAATTCAACACCAAGCGCTGCCGCAATCGGAATGACATTACCAAGACCACCGGCAAGTTCACCAATGGTTGTTTTACCAGCCCGCATACCTACAAACAAAGCATCTGAAGCACTTGATGCAAGCAACCCTGAAGCCGCATAAGCGTTGGTTGCGGTTGTCAGAATATCAACACCAGTTGCAACATCAGTGATACCACCGATTGCAAGTTTGTTTGCGGTATCCACAATTGCAATCGCCGCCGCCGCATCTGTCGCACCGGCTGAAACAGCCCCATAGAAGGCTTGAATTTGGAATGCGGCTGTTGTGCCGAATTCATCAGCCATTGCCCTGGCAGCGGCTTGCATGTTGGCTAGTTCGGCGGAATTTGCGGGCAATAGTGTTGCGAGTTCAGCCAATGCGCTAGAAAGATCACGCGCACCATCAATCATGTTTGCAAAAGCAAAACCAGCGATTACACCAGTTGCAATACCAAGCAAACCAGTTGCAAGACTTTTAACACCACCAGCAAGTTTACCAAAAACACTATTGACAGTGTTTCCGCCCATTGCTAATTTACCAAATACACCATTGGTTTTGTTTAATTTCTTGTTTAAGTTTTCAGACGCTTTTTCAACACCTTCGGCTGAAGGTTTTAAAGCTTTCATCTTTTGATTGGCAACATCAAGTTCATCAGTATCGGCGCGAAAACCAACTTCAGCAATATCAACCATTTTGATCACGCCTTACTTTTGCTTGTTTTGTGACTTATCCTTTTCACGATCACGGAAATCTTTTAATTCAGAGTTCATTTCGCTGCAAAAAGCTAGGTCCATTGCGGACAGTATATCATATTCAAAGCCGCGCACAAGATTTCCTGTCAATTGCACCCATGCTAAAAATTCGCTTGGCGGTATTGGTGCGCAAACACCATCTGACACGCGCCGCAATCTGTTTGAAATTGAAAAATACCATTCAATTAGATATTCACCGTATTCGGGATAATCTATTTCAGGCGTAAGATGTTCTTGTTCAAAGTTTTCGTTGCGTTCGCGCCTGGATATGCCGTTTTCATCGGGTTGATCATATCGGACGCGAACGCGAATTGCTTCACATAATTCGTTTTCTAAGTCTAAAAAAAACCCTTTTCATCATCCAATTCATCGTTCACTTGTTTCTTGAACCAAGACAATTCTTTTAAAACAGCGTTCACGTTTTTCACATTGAATTCAGGTTTTTCACCTTTAAATGAAACATCTTTGCCATACCATTCCCAACCGGTCATCGTACCAGAAAGCAAAGAAATTTCGTTATCTTCAATTTCAACGGCTTTCAAAGTTTTGCCGCGTTTTTGTTTTTGAAGATTGAAATCAGTCACCTTGCGTTTGATTGGTTTCATGCGAGGGTCATCAGGTGACATAAGTGAAACACGAATACCAACCGGTTCATCTGTTGCAGGGTGAAGAACTTCAAACGTGTGTTCATTTGGTTTGATATTTGCAATATCGGTCATAATCGTTTCTTTCGTGTTGGGGTTTTCAGTTTTTCAAAAACGGGTTTTAAGCCGCATCATCAATGATTTCTTCTTGCTGCAATGCAAGGGTGAAGATTTCAAGATCAAAATCTTCATTGCGACCCATTGGGCGGCGTGGACCAGTCACAAGGCCACGGTTGTAAATGATCGTTGGTGTTCCGCCCGATGGTGCGTCATTGCGAACAATTTTGAACGCAAAGTTGCCATTGGTTTTTGCGGCAACGCGCAAAGCGATTTGACCAGGATCAGCAATCAAACGCGCAAGTTCAATTTCAGGTGAACCCGCATCAGTCATACCTTTGGCTTTCTGAATAACGCTTGTATCCCAGGTGTCATATGTCAAAATGTTGGTTGAAGAACCAACTTCACCATGTGAACCAACCGATTTAACTTGCGTCCAAAACAAGCCTTCATAGCCTGACAGATCAAGATCGGTTTCTTCAGCCAAAGGCACTGAACCACCATCAGCGGTTGCAACAGCAATCCAAAGTGTTGACGCGGCGTTAGAGTTCGCAAAAGCAACCGGTGCAGAAAACAATCCTGCAAGGGCTGTGGTTGTAAGAAGAATTCGTTTCATTCCCTTGTTCCTTTCGTTATGGGTTAAAACTACGGTAGGACATAGATACAGGAAACAAGCTTTCGTGACCAGCCTCAATTACACCTGTAAGCTTTGGAACTTGTGTGATGTTTACACCGAAACCACCAGTACGCAAAGCATTTGTTTTTGTGAAATATGAAGCAACAGAGCCGGAATTTTCAAAATCTACAATATCAATTGGATCATAAACACCTTTGTCATCAACGGGCCAATGAAGAACTAAACGAAAAATTCCTTGATAAACTTGTTCTTCACCCCAACAACGATCACTTTGATTATTGGGAATAAACACAACTTCAAGATATTTTTGATCATTGGGAATTTCAAAAGTTCGCCCTTTCATTTTAACAGGTAGATCGGGCGTATCACTTGCGGCAATGGCGGCAAGTGTTGCGGTTTGCAACGTTTTGAGAACCAATTTATTTGACATTACTTAATTCTAGCCTTTATCTGCCTTGTGACTTTATCAACGATTGAAGGCCAATTTTGAACAGCGGATGCAAGAAAACCATCATAGGTTTCACGATGTTTTGCATAATTTGCAGTCCAACCAAAGAACACCGACATTCCCAATTTTAGCTTTGCAAGTGTTGTCACAACTGTTGTTTTTTGCCATTTATAATCTTCATCATCGCTATCAGGTCGGACGGGGCCGGTTGGCATTCCGTTCAATGACATTTGCCCTGAAGCCCTTAGAAAACCAGTATCAACGCGCATCTTTCCACCTTTTGCCACGGGTGTTTGTGCTTGGTCAACAACTTCCTGTGTTGATTGCCGTGCAAGTGCAATCAATCGCTTTTCTGTTGTTATAATTATGTCATCAACTTGTGATGAAAATTTCTTGACCACGTTGTAAAATTCCATGTTGCGCTGCCCTTAGACAACTGTTAGACATTCTTTCAAACACGTTAACCCCCCCCCCAATTGAAATAAAGGAAATCTAATGCATGATAAACCTAAACATGAAAATCGTTTTAGATCAAACCCAATGACACAGAAAGAAAAAATAGTTAAAGCGCAAAAACAATCTGAAAATCAAAGACCGCTCGTAAAAATCACATTAAAAAAAGAACCTTGGCTTAATCAAGAGAAATAGCTTCATGTTTTCGGCTCCTTTAAATGAACATCATACGAAACAGGGACTACGCGGCTCAATTCAAGCTCCAGAGCCGCCTGCGCTTGTCCCTCAAGAAACGACACCCTGTAGCGTAGCTTTTCGATTTCGCCAGCGCCATCACGACACATATTTATTAACTTCACTGTTCCAGTTGCGGGGCTGGCGTTTCTCATTTTGGCAAGGTCTGCGTCAGTCATGTCTTAGGCTCCTGATTATGAATGATTTTCTCTGAAAGAGAGATGATAGACTTGAGGCGATTTCGGCCCATCTGCGCAACGTGAACTTCAATGTTGCTCCGGTCACTTACGGGCTTGTTTCTGGCCGCGTCGTGGCCTTTGAGCAGAATGGTTGCGGCTGCGTGAATTTCCTGTGCTGGGGTCATGTCTTATGCTCCTTTAATCGTAGTCGATTGAAGCCAAAAACAGCGGCACAAGAAAAGCCCAGGCTGCTAAGTTCATCGTCCCATTTTTCGCCATGGCCATGCAGACCACCGTGAAGGCAAGGCTGATGAGAATTGTAAGTACTGTTGACATTTTACTCATGGTCATCACTCCTTCTTCGCTTTTGTTGATAGCCCGCCGTCGCGTTGGCAGACGTGATAATTCATCCAGTTTCGATCGACAGTGAAACCCATGTGCCGTGACGCTTGCGCAATGGCCGCGTCAGGCTCAAGCGAGCCCGTCCAGATAGCCTTTAGATACGCCAACTGGTCAGGCTTGGGGCCGCGCTTCTTACGGCGCAGATTGGTGAGCTTCAAAGGTGACGGGCTGACCTCGATAGAAGCGCCAAGCGCCTCAACCTTGCCCGCCTGTCGCGTGGACCCCTTGCCATGCCCCAGCCTTGACAGTGCCGTCACAACCACCGTATCGCCAGCTATAAGGCCGCCGCCGTCCAGTAAGTCAGTAAGCGCCTGTCGGTTGGTTTCCGGCGTGTCGATGTAGAGTGACACCTCACCCCGCGCACCCACGCTAAGGTTCATGTGGTCCGCATCCTTTGCGGGTTGGTCATATAGGTAGCCTGATCTGCGCATGTTCACTCCCGCTTCAATAATTAAACATTACTTTATTTAAAAAAGTTGCGCAAGGCTATTGCTATTATTATTTCAGCAATCTAATGTTGATTTAACGAGACGAATTAAGCAGATCACAAAGGACCGTAGATATGTCAGCAGGTTTGGCGGTTAAGCCGCTCGAATGGACAGCCACACCACCGGAGGGCATGGATGGCGACCCCCGCACGCTCTACGCTATGGGCATCGGCGGTCACTACGCGGCGGATCATGACGGCTGCTTGTGGTGGGCGCATGAACCGTTCACGTTTAGGGAATTTAACGACAGGCACGAGGCCATGGCCGCTGCCGAAATTGACCACCGAGACCGCATCAACGCGGCGCTAATGTGAAGGACCATTTGACATGAACGCACCCCAATGGATTATGGCTGTATGGCTTTTGCTGTTTGCTATCTCTAAAATCGCAGCAGCAAACGGCTTTATTGTAACGCCATCTGGACCCACCATGCTCATGTGGCAGGGGCTTGCCGTCCCCGTCGCTCTTGCATCAATTTTAATTTGGGGCGGGTTCTTTCCGTCCCCATTCTAAGGACCATTTTAGATATGACCTACGAAGAAGCCAAATCATCAATTCACGTTCGCTCTGCAATGATGATAAAGGGCCGCCCCGCAACTAAGTTCTGGAAGAACAGTCAGAGTTTTTTGAGGATTGATGAAATCGTAAACGAGGCTGACAAGGCGTCTACTGATTGGGTGGAATTTGACCCACGCGAAGACAGCTTTGAAGCCCTAGCCTAAAGGACCGGTCACAACCCACGATTAAAATTCAGTCAAGATCAGACAACCAATCAATCACCGTCCTAACACGACAACGACAATTAATTGTTTCTTCAGGCAATGCATCGAGTGAACGATCTTGCGGATGCATTGCCTTTGTTCCATCGGGAAAAATAAACGGTTCTTCTAAGCCAACCGTTTGACCTTCCATCGCTAAATGACTTGGACGGGTTCGCCCATCGGGACCGGAACTATCCCAAGCGCGTTGAACACCGTTTTTACCCATAGCGCCCATTTCCTGCGCTTGCTTTAAAGCTTCCCATTCAGACCGATTTAAAGCTTCAAGCGCACCATCGCGGGCGATTGTTTCACCGCGTAAAACGAGCAAATTATCTTTATAACGTCCGGTCATCTTATTGATGGTTTCAGCGTTAACATTACCTTCATCAAACATTCTTTGAACGGTGCTATCAAAACGCTTATCGCGTAATTTGCGTGTGAAATAGTGCGGGTTCAATTCTTCAAGATCACGGCGCATAGCTGCAACAGCGCGTTCTTGCGGTGCGTTCAAACCAACAACACCACCTTCACGAATACGGGTTACAGGGTTCATACGTCCAACAATATCAAGTGCAACATTTCTTGGATTTCTACCGGCACGCATTCCATCTGTCATGATGTTGCGAACGGCAACCGATGCATCTTGTTCAATCCTGGTGATCATCTTTCCCGATGCTTCACGTAACCATTTTTCGGCGCGGCTGTTGCGCACGTCAAATCGGTAAACGATTGGTCCTGAAGGGGTGAACAGCCTGTTAGGGAATGTTGAACCCACTGTAACACCGCCAACTTCAAAGGCACGTTCCAGGGCGGCGGATAGCGGGCGCATGGCGGCTTCAGAATAGCCTAACGCCCTGAATGCGCGGTTGGGATCACCCAATTGAATTGCATCAACAACATCTTTTAAAACAACACGATCAACAACATCAGCAATACCAGCTTTAAAAGCATTTGCGATTTCAGGCGTAAATTGTTCAATCAATTCATCAAGTAGCTGATTTAAGGTTTTACGTTTTGCCATTTTAAATTACTTTCTAACAATAAAGACAAACGCAACCGGTGTACCAGCGGCGGGTTTTGGTAAAATTTTAACGATTTTAAAACTTTCCCCGTCAACAGAAATAAACCCTTTCATGTTAGGATTTAAAATAACATCCGCATTGTTTTCATTTTTCGCTTTTAACGATGATGTAATCTGAAGATCAGATGCAACCGCAAAACCATTTTGGACGTATTTAAATTTAACGCCGCGCGCTGCACCATCTAAAGTAAATTCATTTTCGGTTGGTTCACCAGGATCATCAGCGGGGCCGGTTCCTGGTGTAACGTCAACATATTTGATAACGCCCTGTTTAAATTCTTTCAGAACATCAGCCGCAACGTTTTGCATGTCGTCATAGAACGTCATTTTTTCACCCTTTTGTGTTGACCTTGCTTTTCACAACATGTATCACAACCATATTG